TTGCTGTTAACGACTTAATTGTTGCTACTGATATTGTGCTCATATTACAAAATTACCCACGTTGAACCGCTCGTTACTGTTACCGTAAATCCGCTAGATATTGTTATCGGTCCCACACTTGATCCGTTCTCTGTTCCAGCAAATGTTATATTCTCATCTATCGTCTTTGCGTTTGTTCTTATAATTGAATTTAATCCAAGAGAAGGACCTCCGCCAATATTTTGTTCAACCCCAGTAGAAGTTAAACTGTAAAATTTATTATCTGCTTTACAATAAATTTTATTACTTCCAGCGGAAGGATTTGACGGAGTTGTTGTTTGATTAAAGTTTAAATTATCACTAACAACAGAACCAGTTAATGTTTTATTAGTTAATGTATCAGTTGTTGCTTTACCAACTAAAGTATCAGTAGAAGTGGGCAAAGATAAAGTTCCGCTATTTACTATTGTTGCAATAACCGGAGCTGTTAAAGTCTTATTAGTCAGAGTATCAGTAGTTGCTCTGCCAACTAAAGTATCGGTACTAGTTGGAAGACTTAAAGTTCCGCTATTTACTATTGTTGCAATAACAGGACTAGTTAAAGTCTTATTAGTCAGAGTATCAGTAGTTGCTTTACCTACTAAAGTATCGGTAGAAGTTGGAAGACTTAAAGTTCCGCTATTTACTATTGTTGCAATAACCGGAGCTGTTAATGTTTTATTAGTCAAGGTAACTACAGCAGCATTTTTTGATGCATCTGAAGTATCGTCTACATTGCCCAATCCAACATCAGATTTTGTTAATCCAGTTGGGGAAGTAATAACCGGACTAGTTAATGTTTTATTAGTCAAGGTCTGCGTTGATGTAGTATTGACTGTTTTGCGACTAACTGTGCCATCGTATACAGAAAGAAGTCCATCGGAATCAGAAACAAACACTTGACCTTTAGTTAAAGGTGTTGGATCTGAAGCAACTGGATTTAAAGTAATAATACCATTTTTAATGAAATAGGTTGTTTTTGCCATTAACTTTTAATAATCCTTCCGCCGTAATAAACAACCGAAGTATCGGGAGTTCCAGTTAAGGCAGTAGCTGTAGCGCGAATTGTATTAGATGAAATATCAAATTCAACTTTTGAATCACCATTTGCTGTATCTGTTATATTCCATTCACCAGCTAGTATATTATAAGAAAGTAAAAGAATACCAGTAACAGAAAGAGATACTGCGCCGACACCGCCGACATCAGTAGTTCTGCGATAAATTCCATATTCAAACACAATATGCGAATTTGTTTGAGGACTATCTATTACATGTAGATTAACCGGGCTCGCGTCAATTAAGTTAGCACTTCCCGCAGTAATATTAAAAGATGTACTTTGAGAAGCCAAAGTTTCATTTACTTCTATAAACCAATCGGTAAGTTCTGAAAAATCTCGCTCAGCCCTAGTGGGAAGTTCAAAATCTAATCCATTAAGCGTAACAACTATGCCCATGCTATTTAATACCCGAATTTAATAGGCCCTTTCGACCCTTTTGAAAGTTGTCTAACATCAACATGAATGAATTTTCCTTTTTTTCTTCCATCGCCTATTGCTGAGAAAATCTCACAACAAAGGTCGTATAATTTATTTAAGTCTTTTGCAGTTAAATCTACAGCTAAGCCCAAAACGTGTTGAGAGTTTTTGACACCACCAACTTTAGTATTATGTTCAGCAGAACGATAACCACTTGTAATTGTTATAGATTTACCATATCTAGTACGTAACTCTTGGAGTTTATTGACTAAATTTTTAGAAATAATATGCTCCTTAGCAGAAGGACATTCGAATTCTTTCGAACTGAAGTTTTCTGTGAATTGAATAGAATCGCCCGTTTTCCAGACATGATTTGAGTCACTCATAGGATCTAATAATATTTGTTTAAAAACGGGTACTTTTGGACAATAAAAAGCCCCAACTTCAAGAATAACAGCTTTACCTGTACTTTCGGGAAATTAGGGCAAGAAAATAGGTTTTCTGTAAAATCCGACTCGAACGACTCGAAGTACACTCAACCTAAAGTGTTAATTAACTAGAAGCTTGAAGTCCGGCAACTTTAAGAGCGGCAATTTCTGCATTTTGCTTAGTTTGAAGCTCTTTAAGTGCCAAATTGGTACTTAATACTAGGGCAGCTACTGCGGTAGCAATTGCTGTGTCTACATTGGCAGCAGAAGGTTCTGCTCCGCCAGCACATCCGCCAGCAGCAGCGGCAGTGTTTACCATAGTTCCAGTTACTGTTCCAGTGAGAGTGCCACCCAAAGCAGTTACGTTAGTTGCAACTTTTGCGCTAGAAGCGTCTACAGCAGCAATCAATTCATCAGCAGCAGAAGGGTTTGCTAGGGCTACGGTGGTACTTGTTTTTACGTTTTGTGATAATGCCATTATTTTTTAAATCTCCAATTATATATAATCGAGACTTAAATAGTCTCTAACAATATTTGTTTAAAATTCAAGACTTAGTGTGTGTTTTTGTACTATTTTGTTAAAAAATTACGTCCAATTGAATAATTCTTAATAAATCGTATATCTTTATTGGGTACTGACCAAATTTCGCCATTAGAATCCAGTGCAACTACCCATAATAGATCGTCTTCTTTTGAGTAATCGATTAAAATAACGGCTTCCCCGTAACCACGGCCAACAACTTCCACCGGGATAGACGGGTTTAATTGGAGTATCATCTAACCAATTCCCATATTTGACTTACCTTTAAACGCGGTTTTTACCTTTTGTTTGGTTTTAGCTAGAATTTCAATGTATTCTCCCAGTGTAACCCCATGAATTTGTGACTGAATTGCAATAGCCGAGATATGGTCCAAACTAAAATCCTTAGTTTTGGGCAAAACTTCGTCAATTTGCTCCTGAGTAAAGCCCTTAGATAACAAATATTTGACTTTTTGTGCTTCTGAAGGAAACGGAACTTCAATTATCTGGTTGAAACGACCGGGACGATCCGCAAGGTTTGCTGGCAATGCTTCTGGGTAGTTGGTAGTTGCAATTACATAGCAATTTTCCCAGCTTCCGTAACCATCCAAGAAATTTAAAAGATCTTCTGTTCCGCCACCAGCACGTTCGGTAATTTCCTCTAAAACAATGATAACTTTATGGTCTTTAAAATACTCTTTAAAATCTAAGAGAGAAGAAAGGCTCATTGATTTATCCAAAAAAATACAATAAGTATCGTGACTTAAATCCTTTACCGCACTTACGATCTGTGTCGATTTTCCAGATCCGGGTGGGCCATATAACAAAGTAGCCCCTTTGTGTCTAGTTCTAAGTTTTTTGAATAATTCCGCTGAATTAAAGAATTTACGAAGGGTTTTCTGAAAATTGGATACTTCCGAATTCTCAAATTCAATAAATTCATCTGAATTTATTGTAATTGTTTTAAATCCAGTTGGTCCCATAGATAAATTTACCATTTGGTATATACCATAAGGCATTAAATTCTTTTTATTTTCAGAGTACATACATCCATATATTGCATTGCCATCACGTTTAAATTCAGTATAATGATCTGCTGCAACAAAAACATCCATATTAACCTTATATTTACTATTTAAAGATTTAAAGTTTTTCATCTTTAAATTCAAATAATCTTCTGTATCGCCAATAAAACACATCTTTCGAATGGAAGAATTTTTAATTACATGCAATTTTTCTGCGGGATCAAATTTTAAGACGTATTTAGATGTATCGGAATCGGAACGTATTTCTTCTGGAAAAATTACCATCTTTTAATATTATATCAAATTATTTGACAGATGTCAACAAGTTATGCTATAATAAGATATAGTGCGTAAATTATTATTACTACTCTTAATGGGATGTACCTCAACATCTATTATAAGCGGGACAAAGAAGCGCAAAAAATTGAAAGTTTTGGTTATTGACACCGGAGTTAACTATCAAATACCAGAAATTAACCAATATTTAACAAATTATGACAAATCTATAATGGATAGTTCTGGTCATGGGACGCATATAACTGGTATTATAGCAAAATCTGCATGTTCTGATGTTGAAATTATTCCCTGTCGAGGAATGGGTAAAGGAATTGGTATATTTTATTCAAATGGGTGCTTACAAAAGGCCATAGATATGAAAGTTGACATAGTGAATTTATCCGGCGGCGATTATTATCAAAATACTATCGAAAAAAGCATTATATCAAAGTATGCGACTAATGGAATTCTTTTAGTTACTGCGGCAGGGAATGCAAATTTCGATCTTTCAATTAAACCATACTACCCAGCTAGTTACAAACTAAATAATATTATTAAAGTTGGTGCCTTAAACGAAAATGGTTTAAGAGCTACGTATTCCAATTACGGACCCAATGTAGTTTGGGAAGTGGGGTCTAATGTTGAATCATGGGGTTTAAACGGTAAAGAAAAGAAGTCAGGAACTTCACAGGCAGCGGCCAATTATACGGCTAGACTAGTCAGAGAGTTTTGTAAGGAGTAATTTATGTGGATTATAGGCGATGTAGCAGGAGAATTTAATGCTTTAGGAAGGCTTTTATCAAAGCTTCCGGGAGAAGATAAGGAATACGTTTTTGTTGGCGATTTAAATGACCGAGGACCGAATACCCCCGAGGTTATAGACTTTATTAAATCTAACGGGTATGTATCTTTAATGGGCAATCATGAACACATGTTTATTGATTACATAATGTCTCGACATAATAAAAACTATTCAAATATGTATTCAACGGATGATTTTTTAAGGAATGGCGGAATTGCAACTTTAAAGAGTTACTTAGAAGAAGATTGGCTTGGATGGCGTCCCAGTAAGAAAACAGCTAAGGTTTTAGAGCATATCGAATGGCTAAAAGAAAGACCCCTAAAGTTCGAGACTGATAATTTGATTGTTACACATGCTCCAATCAAAAATGGGGACATAGAACAATTTAATAAAACTTCAGTCGATGATGCCGTATGGAATAGAGATCATATAAAACCGAATGATAAAAAATTCCAAATTTTTGGCCATAATGGACATTTAAGACTATTCAGTTATCAAAGTAATGATGTTTTCGTTGGCGAGCAAATATACGCTATTTGCGTTGATGATTCTAGAAATGGTAATTTGACTGCGATACATTGGCCTTCTTTGGAGATCATTCAGGAAAAATACTAATGAAAGTTTGTTGTTTAGATTTAGAGCTTAATCAACCATCTGGTAAAATTATTCAAATTGGTTATGTGATAGTAGATTTAAATACCAAAAAAGTCTTTAGGGAAAGAAGCCTAATTGTTAACCCAAACGAGCCGCTGGGTGAGATTGAACGCGAAGTAAATGGCAAAAAAATGACTATTGAAGAACTAACTGGAATTACAGAAGCTAGGATTAAGTTTGATGGAAGGTCTTTAGTTGATACATACGAGATTCTTTGCATTGACATTGTGCAGACAAACTGTTCTGTAACCTGTGTGCAATGGGGCGATGGTATGGGGGATCATAAGGGCGACCATGACGCTATACGGCGCGAATTGGGGATTGAATGGAAGGATTTTGTATTCCGGGCTAGGTCTTGGGATGTAAAGAGTTTATATCAGATTTATGCTGCGTTTAATAATCGAGGGGTAGTTGCCGGACTAGGAAAAGCAATGAAAAGTTGTGGATTAGAATTTGAAGGCAAAGAACACGATGCGCTAGACGATGCAAAAAATACATTTACCATATTCAATCATTTGGCTCAAAAAATGAATCTTTACGATAAGATTAAAAAATTAACGAGTTCGCATTAATTTAATTTCTTTTTGCCAAACTTGAAAGATTTTAAGGATTTCATCTTCTGAAAGTTTTTTGTATTCCCTAGACAAACAAATATATGTGAATTCCATTAATTTTGTTCGTTCAAGTGTTGGTATTCGACTTAATAAAGCACTAATCATTTGTTCCTTGGTTAAAGTTGTTTTTGTTTCAATCAATTCCATAATAAAACCCCGAGAAGTAAACGGTTTGGGTTTGCGAATAGTAGTAGCTACACGCAAATAAGGCGGTCCACTTCCCGGAGCTAGATCAGAATAGCAGATGTTTAGGAAAGGTCAAGCTTTATAATAAGGTGCGTTATTTCTTCTTTGGGTACGGCTTTATCTCATAGTTAAGACGAGATAAAATTAACTTTTTTTTCTTTTTGTTTAAGATATAGATATAGCGATGTTTACCTAAGATTTTACGGTACTCTAAGTTTTCTAGTCCGTATTTCTCAACTAAATCATCTTTTTTATAGCCATAAATAACGCTTAATGGATGTCCTGTGTGACCTTTTGGAACTAGAGCCTGACTATTTTGACCTTGCCCTGTGTAGAGCCAATTAGTGGCCTGATATATATATCCAACATGTCCTTGTGTTGGATCTGCAAAAGATACCAAAATATCACATGATTTAACCAATTTCATTGTTTTGGAAATAAACCAAGACTCGGTATTTCGTGGCTCTGAATCTGCAACCCAAAGTCGGTTAAGTTCTAATACTCTATTTTTATAAGTTTTCCCTGCAATCGCGATTTTAAGACTGTGGGAGTGTGGGGGTCCATAGCAGATAACCCCGACTAAATTTCCTTCTTTAAATAATCCATAATTAAACCTTGATCCAGAATAATAGGATTTGGAGTAATGATTCTTAACTATGATAGATCTCGCTATTTTTGGAGTTAGTTTTTCGATGATATAATTAAACATCTTTTTTAAACTTCCAATAAAAGCCTTTGTATAAATTACCAGTATTACATGCTACTGAGATTCCTGTGGGTTTAAATCCGTCTATGCCTGCGGCTTTAGCTGAGTCGTATTCTTTTATAATTAATCCTTTATAAGTTATACAAAGAACAGCTTTGGCGTGAAGTTTACGATAGAAATCGAGCATCTCGGGCGTTTTAAATCGTTCTTTAGCTTCTTTGCCTTGTCGCTTTCTCGTGGCACTTACTAGTTTTGGATCTTTTCTAATATATCCATGATTTTCTCTTTTGTATTTATTTTTGCAATTTCTACAGTAAATGTCAGGTTTAGAGCCCTTTTTAGTAGGAATAAGTATGTATTTATCTAATGTTTTTAATTCTTTACATTTAGAACATTTACGGAATTCAATTCCTTCAATATAAACGTGTTGTTGTGTATTCCAAGCAGTATCCCGAGTTTTCTTGCTTTTTGTTTTCATATTAGACACATGAATACCATTCTACCAAATAACCCCACATTTTGCAAGTATTTTATAAAAAAGTATGAAATTTAGGCAATAAAAAACCCCGATTCCCGTTTCCGGGAACCGAGGTCTTTACTAATTATTTCTAATTAAACCAAGGACTTAGCTCAGCGTTATACCGCTTATTAAGATCAACTTGTTTGGTTGCCAGCAGAACAGAGCCATGTCAGCGTATGCTCGCAATTCGTAACCGTTCTTATTTTCCAACAGTCTGAAAAATTCGCCTTCGTAGCCGGGCATTTGGAAAGTTACTTCAGTCGAACCAACACGCATTAAAGTATTCTTAACTGGATCAGGGATACACAGTGCAAGACTTTCTTTAACGTAGATGTTAGGTTGAATGGTGATTTTTCCGTTTTGTCCGTAAAATACGATTTTGTTCGAACCTTTTTCTGCTTCTTTAGACGAGTAGCTAGAGTCATTACGACGAGTAGCTGCTTCATCAGAGATCAGAGTTTCCCAAACGCTAGGGTTGATATAAACCAACAGGTCATCTTTCAGACCTTTTGCCATAGCTTTTGCTACTGCTTTTTGAATCTTAGCAAAGCTAAGAACACCAGCAGCATCATGTGTAGTCGAACGCCACAGGTCATACTGAGCCGCGTTAATAGCGAATAAAGTACCGCTGTTACGCATGATTTTCTCAAGTCCTGCGAATTCCATAGAACCAGAAGCGTTTTGGTAGTAACCAGCGCCAAAGTGGGTGATGATGTCAGTAGTTTGGATGTTAGCAGCAGTACCTGAACTGTTTTCTTCTACGATGATTTGACGAGCATCGATGTCAACGCCTTTAACGTCAAAACCAAGAACATCAAGAGCAGCGTAAGAGCTAGAAGTATCCCAAATAGAAAGAACCATGTTGATCGAACCAGACCAGATACCGGGAGCCCAACTAGCGGCAGTCAAAGTCAATCGACGTTGAGTTCCGGGAAGTGCAGCACCAGCAAAGTCAGTAGTCGCGATAGCAGAAACAACACCGATGTCCAACTGTCCGTAGAACATGATACACTCTAAACGCTTAGCGAAAGATTGAACCATGTTAGCTACTACAAGTTTAGTAGAGCGTTCGAATGATGCTTTGTCGTTCAAAGAGCGACTAACAGCGCCAACAGAGATAGAAGTACGAAGTACGAATTCAGAAGAAACAACTTCTGCATTTTTAACTTGACCGGGAACAGCATCTTCTAGATCGAAAGCTGTACCATCAGTGCCGCCGTACGAGAATCCTAGTTCTTGTCCAACAACAACGGGTTGGTTATATTTTTGTCCTTGACGTTTATCGTGTTTAACAAAAGGAACAGCTTTCATGAGTTCTTCACCAGAAGGGATGAGGTTTTCTACATTGTCGCCGTATACTTGCTTGAACAAACCGTTAAGTGTTGCCAAGTTATTTGATTGAGTAAGAGTTGCCATATTTATTAAAATCTCCTTAGATTTATATTTTTACGTTTTGTGATTTCTGAAGTTATTTAGTTTCTTCGGGGTTGAATATCTCCAAATCCTTATGGGTATTGGTGAGTTCTTGTCCTATTTACTAAACTTCTTTAAAAGTCGAGTAGAAACTAGTCCGTAGACCGTTCCTATGAATATTTGTTAAAAAATAAAGATTTTATGAATTTTTCTATTGACTTATGTTAATTATTATGATGTAGTGTGTTTTTTGGATATATATGGGTAATTTTATGGTTTATAGTGTATAGTTTACAGTAAACCAAGTGTTTCAAAATATAGGCAATAAAAAACCCCAATCTCGGACTTTATCCCGAAATTAGGGCTCTTTACTATATATTATTGCGCAGTGCCGCTGCAATAATGATATATAACTTATTTAGCCCAATCGGGTTTCATAAATTCATCAATAGTCATTGCTTTTTTGGTAGGTTCTGATTTATTACCAGCTTTAGCTGCCTCTATAACATTAACTTTGGGTACATTTTTGATCTTCTTTAAAGTAGACGCCTTGACTTTATCAATAGCAGCTTTACCTAAAAGTTCTTCAAATTCTTCTTCAGGAAGCATATTTGCGAGTTCTTGAATATCTTTACGGATTTCATCACGAACTACCTTTGCTACATCGTCAATAGTAGCAGGAACGCCTTTGCTATGTGCGAATTCCATAATTCCGGTCATACGGTCGATCATCGCCGGGCTATTGGGAAGTTGATACTTAGCAAAAGCAGTAAGCATATCTTTTTCCATAATCTCCAATTGGATCTCTGTTTCACGGTCTTCAGCTTCTTGTTCGCGCTGCTTGGTTATTTTTTCTTGATCTTTACGAAAGTTTTCTTTTTCAACAAGCATTTCGTCACGTTCTCTTTTAAGCTTTTCGATCTCTTTTTGCTCAGGAGATTTTTCATCTTCTGCAATCTTCTCGGCTAACCATCGTTTAGCCAATTCGACTTTATTATGTCCAATATTCTCATCTTCGAGAATCGACTCTGGGTTTTCTTTTAATTGCTTTTGAAGACGTTCCCAATTAGAACGCATTCCTTCTCTTTCAGATTCAGCAAGCTTTTTGATCTCAATGGCTTCTGCCATACGTTTTTGACCAGCTTTTCCAAGCTGAGCAAATTTAATCATTTCTTCTTTGGAAAGAATAAGAACTTCGCCATCGACTTTAAGTTCGAATTTATCGCCTTCTACTTTTTCAGCTCCGGTTTTATCGGCAGCAGCTTCTGCTTTTTCGTCTTTTGCTGTAATAGGTGAATCGGATTCGGCTTCTACAGAATCAACTACTTCTTGACTATCTACGGATTCGGAAGCACTTTCGGGAGTTGCAACTGGTTCAGTCGCGGGGTTAGAGTCTACAATATCATCGGCCATTTTATCTCTTTTCTTGCCCTAGGTATAGGATAGCTCCGTTAGGATTGCGTCCTTAGTTAAGGGTAAAGTGAGCAAAGTTTTAACTTGCCTATTAATATTTGTTAAAAATCAACTAATTGGGCAACAATCCAGTATCCGCCGCAATTTCTCCGGTAGTCTGGGGCATATCTGGTGGCTGTGGTAATCCAACTTGTTCTGGACTTACGGGAGCCATTACTGCGGAAGCATCCATTCCTTGTTGAGCCTGAACTGGGTTTCCGGGAATTGGACCATCATTAGGAGGTGGTGCCCCTTGGGTCTGTCCTTCCATACCGGGCGGCATTGCTGGCGCTCCGGGAGGCGGTAAAGGCTGTTGACCCAAAGCCATTAAAATATTCGGATCTACTGATTGTAGAGCGTTTATGTGGGCTTTAATGTGGGTCATTACAATGTCACTAAGTTCTTTGTTCTTACGGATTTGAGGATCTGCCATTACAGCTTGGTGTTCATTGATGTGGGTCATGTGCCAGTCAATATCTGAGATATAAGGAATTTCGCCTTCGGCCATCATCTCATTTTCAAGTTTAATAAGATTTAACTGAGCTTGGTCGCCTTCATATAAAGGTTCCAATTTACCAGTAGTTAAAACCGTAACGTATTGTTGAGGGGTTTTAATCATATTCATTTGAAGTAGATTAGTTGCAATTTCTAAACGTCCTGCTACAGTTTTACTTAAAGGGTTAACTGGACGAATAATAACGCGATTGATGTTTGAAAGATCGTTTCCTTTAAAGTCTCTGAGATATGGAGCATTCGATTTGCCCACGATAAAAGCAATCCTAGGTTCGTCTGCGTAATCTTGAAGCATCTGAATGATTCCGGTGCCCACATCTTCGATAAGATGGTTATATGAAGCTTGTAGAGTGCTTGCAAAGGTAACAGCTTGTGCCTGAACCAGTGCCAAAGCAGTTCCAGAACGAAGACTTGCTTCGGGAGATCCGCGAATAACAGAGTTGATGCCCGAAATAGTTTCCATATCGGCTTTAAGAATCTCAATAAATTTAAATATTTCTTGGGGAGTGTAAGTTAGATTCAATGGCTCCGGCTTGCCCATCTCGGGATCATAATAAAGGACATTCATCCCGCCAGCTAGATTTTCGGGGTTAATCGAAGATCCTTGGGGCATAATAATGTTTTGTACGCCAAAAGCAATTTGGTTAGTTAAGATAGTCGAATAAAGAGCATTTATGGCTTCTTGAAGGGGGAGCAGATCCCACATCGGAGTGTATCCGACAGGCGTACCCAGAATATCTTTAACTGTGATTCGATATACAGGAATGTCGCGATAAGGAAGATCTCCGTTATAAAAAACAGCATCTTCAGAAACAAAGGCCATGTAATTTCCATTAGGTACGGCTTCGGTTTTTCTATGGTAAAACTCCCAAACAGTTATTAGATCTGTTTTTTCTTGAAACATGGTCGTAATGCCCGGACCATCCATAGCATCTTTGGGACTAATTGCCAAAATTTCATCTTTTAAATTCGGGTATTTGGCAGCTAAGTCAAAACGGTTTTTATAGGTCCTAATTAGAATCCAATCGTTTTTATCGTCTTCTCGGGAAATATCACGAACCACATCGAATGGAGAAAGATTGCTAAATTCAATATCTCCTTTATACATAATCTCATTAGTTTCTTCGTCTCGAAAATACGCATCGCCTTGTTTCTCGTTCCAACCCAATCGAACCCAGCCTTCGCCCAAAACTACAGCAGATTCGGCAGCGGAAGAATAGTATTTCTCCAATCGTTTCTGGTACATATAGTAATCAAGAAGGCCATTGGCGAGGATAGTTTGAGCGGTAGTTCTGGCATCGGTATTGATTGCCTGAGCTTCCATAGCAGGACGATTTGATACACAAAGGTTAATTAAGTGGGAGGCAATGTTGCCATAATGATTTACAGAAAGTTGGGTCAATTCGCCCTGTTCGCCACCAAAAGTAACTTTATGGGCACTACCAGATTCGCCACGCTGGGCTCCGTAGTATGCCATCCAAGAAGACTTACATTTATCGAGGTAATTGTTTGAAACTATTACGTTATTCCAAGATTGTGCTTTTTTAAGGAGTATGTTTGCTTTTATGGCTTGTTCTTCTAGTGCGAAATAAATGGGATCTGACATTATATTAACTCCTGTGACCTAATAATATTTGTTTAAAATCAAGTATTTTCATTAAAAACGCCTTATTTTAGGTTTAAATATCTTTTTAAGAACTGCTGTGGTTTGACTTTCTTTAATTTGGGGCGAAAGTGACATTCGATTTGATGAATTGTAGGTCTTTTCGACCCCTTCTAGCTTTTTGCGCTTTATTGCACGAACGAAGTAGACCAAAGCATCAACAAAGTCGTAGTGACCATGGCCTGCTGCTCGTTCATAAGAAGTCCCCGATTTATTCCAAGTCGCATTGGCTAGGTGAAATATTAAATCTTTACAAATAGGACTGATAAGTATAATCTCGTTGTAAAGTTGAGTTTTCAAGAAATCAACCATTGTCTTTTTCTCTGCTTTTTCGATAATGGAGAATTTAAGACCGTATGTATTTTTAAGTTCGCGGATCATAAATTGTTCGTTTATGTCACAGTACCGTTTAATTGGTATATTGATTTCGCCATGCTCATCGGCCCAAAGGTGCTTTTCAATATTTTTAATACCTTCGGCAATGATTTGTGTATTAGCTTCTTTACTGATAAGCTTAAGTTCGCGTTCAACGATAATTTTATCATCAATTGGATCATAGTATCCAAATACTATAGCAATCAGATCTCGTACTCCGGCTTGATCCATTGCAACGTAAGGATAAAAGATTGTCGGTCTAGGCATGTCACGAACTATTACTTTTTGAAGTTCTTGTGTGAATTCGGGAATTACCGCATCGTCTAAGTTTGTATCAAATTTTAAGAGAAATTCCTTAGCGAACATTTCTATCGGCATGTCTTTACGAATCTTTTCTACGTCTTCTAATAGAATTCGATTCTTAAAGAAAGGATGGTCGTCTTTGATCTTTTCTAAATAATCATAAATGTTCATTTCTAAATAAGCATTTGATGCTTTTGCTGATTCGACTAATTTAGTAAATTCATGTCCTCGGGAACTAGGGGGAGTTGAAATAATAAGAATTCTACCCGAAGTGGTTGTTGTCATTGGACGATAAACTTGATATACTACTGTAAGAAGATTTGAAATAAATGCAGCTTCGTCAATAATAATTAAGTGGGCTTTACCACCACGACGTTTATTTGCTTTTGCGCCATCAACACCTTCTAAATATAAATACGATCCATTTGGAAAGATCCAAGCTTTCAGTTTTTGATTATATTTAGGTGCTATATCAGAAGGGCATTCGGAAATAAGGTCATCGATATTAGCACGAATAATTTTTAATGCGTCCGATTCAGCACCCGAAGCATATCGAACGATATGTCCTTTATGTTTTATGCAACTTTGAAAACCAAATATTAAAGCACTAAAACTTTTTCCCGTTTGCCGACTAACTGCTTCTACAACAATTTGTTCCTTATTTTTAAGAAAGAATTTTAGTATTTCTTGCTGCGCAGTATCAAGTTTCCAAGTTAAGTCTCCTTGGTAGTATAGCATGTTACGAATTGCTTCATCTTCGAGAGTCCCCAGATTGGGATACCTATCGTTAATTTTTAAAAGTTCCTTTAAAGATGGGAAAGCAATGATTGGTTTAATCATCTTTTGACTCAGTGAGACTCAATACATTATTTTTAGCTAATTCTCGTAATTTTTTTTGTTCTGCTTTTTTGGGATCAACATCCTTGGGTTGTCTTTTTTCGATCTCAGTGTTTTTAACCTTAGATAAAATTTCTAAGGTTTTAATTTCGTCAAAACTCAACACTCGCATTAATGCCGCTTCTCTAAGTCTGTGTAATTGCATTTCTGCAATCTGTTCTGAAATAGAAACATCCAAACTAATAGTGTTATCGAAAGGCGACTTATCCATTGACAATATATACCTTACATGTTTTTAAAAGTTCTCGTAATTCGTCATTTTCTTCTTTTAAACGAGAAGCTTGAGCGAATAATCCAAAGTTCTCTGTTCTGATATTAGAAATATTCTTTAAATGAAGTTCAATTTCATTTTGTAATCTAGATACTTTGTTTTCTAAGTTCCGAATCTTTAGAAGATCTGAGATATTGATTAAATTGTTCATTATCGTTTGTTTACGTTAATAAGTTTGATTGAATTATCAATTTGAGTCAGACGATCTTCTGCTTTTTTAAGTCTGCCTTCGAGAGTTGCCTTATCTGCTTTGTCGGCAGCAATAACTATGTAAGCATCAAACCCCAATTTAGTGAGGATTGCGGCCATTGCCACAACTTCAGGATAACCCATAGTTAAAATAAGACATTTAGTAAGAATTGCAAAAAATGCAACTAGATAAAGATTTATAGATTTGATTTTATTCATCAATTAGCCTTGCTTTCTAAAAACATCAACCATTTCGACTTGATAATCGGGGTCATATTGACCACGACCATTTTCCATGATCGCTTTAATGTCTAAATTTTGAATAGCTTCTTTCTCGGTCTTATACCAAGTATTATTTTCAATGGCCTCTACTGTAGAAGTATATTCTTTGTTTAAATGTTCAATAAATTCTTCAACAGATTTGAAATCATCTTGCTGCCAAGCTGCCATTCGCAGTAATCGACTAAATTTATTTAAAGAAAAAAGTTTAGAATAGAGGGATCTGGCGTCTTGTTCAGTCATAGAGAATGAAATATCCTTTTTTTCAAGTGTTTAAATGAGAGTCTTTGGCGTTTTAACGACTTTAATTATATATCTATACCTGTACACAGGTCTAATCGTAAGTTGCTCGCAGCTTCTCTACTAATATTTGTTAGTTAAAAACACACAAAAGAGCTAAAATTCAATAAAAATCAGTACATGCAAGATCTGGGCCATTGTTTTTAAGTGTTTTTTGTATAATAGACTTTTAAATTCTATGAAAATGTGGTAAAATAGAGGTATAAATGCTTTTTATAAAATTTAAAACATATTTAGCTGCTCTTTTTATGTTTTTAGCATACAAATTGACCAAAAAAGAGGTCCTAAAAGGTAAAGAAATAGAGGCCGAGAACAAAAAACACTTAAAAGAAGCAAATAAAGCCGAAGTTGCCGAACTTTCCTTAGAAGAAAAGGAATTATTTGATGAATTGGTTGGTCTTCAAAATGAAATATTTAAGACTTATATCATTTTTTCAAAGAAAATGAGAAAAAGTAATGGTCAAGGCATAGCAGATAAAGGTTCTATTTGGATAACAACAGTTTTAAGTCTTAATAAAGTATTAAAACAGGCATTTTCCCATCCAAACGAAGAAATAACTAAAGAATATTTGAAAGTAATGGAAGAAGAACTTCAAAATAATATAGAAAACAGCAACGAACTTCTTTCTACTACATCAAATAAGCCAGATTCTGGTGGTTTTGGTTATAACGGACCAATTGGCGAAGCATAATATGGACAATAGACAGCTAACTGATGATTTATGGCCACGTAGAGGTGATTATTTGCGATATATATGGCCTAGTTGTGAGTGTTTTTATTTCGAAGGTCCAAAATTGAACTGCGACAATGAATATTGCGTAGTTGATGTGATGTTTGTTACTTGCGGAGATCATATTCAAGTCCAAGATGATAACGACATGCTTTATTGGGTTCCGTTACATAGATTTTGTTTTATAGACCAACGAACAACGTATGGTCAAGGGGGAAATACATGACAAAAAAAGATTACTCGGGATTTTCGGTAGATGGTTCAACATTCCGGCCCAATTTTAGACATGCAGGAGAACAAACTCCAATACTTCCTGCTGGAATGTATGTTCCTAAGTTTAATCGCCAAACTGGTGATTTTTGGTTAGAAAAAATGGAAGTTACTACGGATAATATTATAGATCTTCCTAGTCCTGAATACTCGCGAGTTACAAAAGAGATCGAACAATTTTTAAAACCAGAAACTAAGGTTAAATTTATTGAACTTGGGTTCATGTACAAGCGGTCGGCTTTATTATATGGTTTACCCGGCACAGGTAAGACATTAATTGCTAATAGAATCATAGCTGACTCAATTAAAAAAGGAGCTGTTGTAATTTGGGGCTCTGTTGAACTTAATTTAATCGATCATACATTTAAAATCCTAAATAATACACAACCCGATGTTATAACTATGGTAATTTTTGAGGAATTCGATTCTATTGTTAGAGAGTATGAATCCGAACTTCTAACTTTGCTCGATGGTCAAGTTCAAAAGAATAATGTCATTTATTTGGCTACAACCAACTATTTAGATAAAATACCAAAGCGAATTTATAGACCCGGAAGGTTTTCTTCTGTTATTGAAGTTACATTTCCTAATGCTGATGCGAGAACTGTTTATTTTAAACATAAATTAGGCGATATTCAAGGACTTAATGAGTTAGTTAATAAAACAAATGGCTTGTCAATTGATGAATTAAAAGAAATTATTCAATCTGTTTATATTCTAAACTATAATGTTGATGAAGAAATACAAAGGCTACTTCGTACTCGTGGAGTTGATTGTCAAGAATCAGAGTCTATGGATTTAATTATTGATGAAACTGATCGTGATTTTTAATATGTATATAAAAATGCCAGATAAGCGAGTTGCATATATTGATGTCGATGATACGATTATTCAATGGAATTGTAGTACAGTTGAGGCAGGTCATTTGCTCCTACAAGGACCAGATACTTCATTTATTGTAAGACCTATAGAACAACACATTACTCTTATTAAAGAACTACGAACTGTAGGATGGCAAATTGTAGTTTGGAGTCAGGGTGGTTCCGATCATGCTGAGCGAGTTGTTAAACTTTTGGGAATAGAGAATTTAGTGGATTTAATTGTATCTAAACCCACGGTTTATGTAGACGACATTCCATTCGAGCAGCAATGTATTAAACGAATATATAAGGTAGTTTTAAAATGAGTATAGTATTAGCCGCTGTAATGGCATTTTGTCCTGCAACAAAATTTGAGAATAAAACAGACCTTCCTTGGAATGAATTTGATAATAAGCACTATCTAACTGCCAAAAAACGCTGTGGCGAAATCTACCAAAAAAGTCCATGCGTAAAGGTCTTTCGTAAAAGATCCGAAAGTGATTTCTCCGTAATCTGCGGAGAAAGTAATAAGAAAGATTGGAATATATTAAAATGAGCACTAAATTAAAAAACGAAGCCATTTGGTATCAAGTTGCACACCCGTATTTAGTTTGCAATAAATCATCACAAGAATATAAAAATTATATGTTAATTGCACAAAACATAATAAATTATGATCCATTTATGTATAAATCTATACCTAAAAGTGATTTCCCCGTAAACTGCCAAAGTAATAAGAAAGATTGGAATACGTTAAAATGAGCACTAAAATAAAAAATTGTGAATCAACTATTGCGTCCTTAGAACTAAACCTTCAAAATAAAAGCGAAGCCCTTCGAGATCAAGTTGCGTATAATACATTAACATTATTAATGGGAATGATTATTGGATTTGTATTTGCAAAGACTTATAGATTCGCTAGTTTTGGAAAGAAATAATTAAAAGCGCCAAGTAAGTCCAATTTCAGACTCTTTTCCTAGCTTTAAATTTACGGAATCAATTCCCATCACATTATGTCCAGTTAAGTATAGTCGTTGACTGCTCACAGAACTAACTGCTGTAAGTGCCAGCCAAAATCCCGGCTTAGTTAACTTATCTTCCGCTGCATCTCTATAATACTTTTCTTTTTCTTTAATTGTTTGATATATTTGTAGCTCGCGAACAGTCAATTTAATAATTTGTTGGCATTTATTCATGGTTTCTGTATCCATTGAGTTTTGACAAAGAAATATTAAAACCCATTTTTCCATTATTGTTTCCTATAAAAGAATTTGTAATAAACAACTGGACTTAAACAGATCGTAGATAGGATGTAATTTGCTAATAACCAAAAGGGCGAGTTAAGAGCCAGAATTGCATAGGCTATTGCACTAGCTTCACCCAGAAGCCAAAGAACAATCATTCCGGTACTTATTCCCGCCGCAGATTTGGTTCTAATTGCTTCTATAGATTGAGGGGCAGCACAAAGACCAAAACAAAGAGCAGAAAGAAATCCAAGAAATTCTATCATTTTTTTATTTTCTTTTTACCTAATCGCAAAAGCTCATTGCTCATCCCCTTCGGGAATGTATTTTTCTTCTTCGGAGATAGCAGGGTTTTCAGTTTCTTTAGCAATTTTGTCATGTGTTTCCTCTAATTTGTTTTCCGGTACTGCGATTATAAAATCACCTTTGCCTGCAACTGGACCTATGTCATATTTCCAGATGTCCGAACCTTTTTGATCTTTACCTAAGTATCCTCGAATAACTATATAATCATTATTATTAAACTCAGAAAATTTAACCTTTTGTAGAATTCTAAATTTTGCTGTTATTTTCATTTTTAACTCCAATTGCCGTTTATACTTTTATATTAATATATGGAGCACCGAAGCCCGCGCTTGTGTCGTATCCTGTATTATCGTAATACACATAACCATATTCATCACTACTGCCATCGCCACTGCCATATTATTTTCTATCCATAACCATAGCCAGAA